GCATTAACTAATGCAGGTAGTGGGTATACATCATTCCCATCATTTATAGTTAGTCCTGCTCCAGTTTTAGGAACACCATCTTCTGCACAAATACAAGTAAACGGATTAATACTCCCAGAAAATCAAGCAGTTCAAGAATGGGGTGGTGTTTATAACACTCCTGTGGGTCAAATTCCATTTACAAGTTCAGATGCAGCAGAATTCTTTGATGGAGAATTTAGTGGTTCTACTATATTAGTAACAGATGGTGAATTAAACACTGAATGTGATCCATTTAAAATTGCTAGTACTAGTAGTGTACAATATACTTACCAAAGCCAAAATCTTGATGGCTCATCAAGAGTTTCTTTTGCTCTTAACCCAGCGGGTCAAAATAGTGGTACAACTAGTGTAGGTCAACCTCAAGCTGGTGTTTCTTTTAGTCAATTAGGTCTAAATGAATCTAATAACTCATCACTAGGTTTCACTAATCCTGGAACTATGAGAATATTTTATGAAGCAACAAGAGTTTCTCCTTTTCAATATAGTGGGATTAGCAGTTTTACTGATCATGTAAAAGATACATTTAGACCTGCAATGGTTAGAGTTGCTAAGAAAGACCAATTAGGAACTGATCTAACAAATCTTTGGCCTTCAGTTAATGAAATTATAATCCCAACATATGCAGTATCAGCTTCTACACAAACTGGAGCTATAGATGGAAGTAGTGGAATTGTATCTTTTAATACAGCTGGATTAGGAGGTAATAGACTAGAATTAGCAGTAACCAGTGTTAGAGAAAACTCAGATAGTTATACATTATTAGTAAATCAAATAAGTGGAAAGTATTTTGAATTAATTACTGGTACAAATGCTGGTTTAGTCCCAATTATTACTAATCCATTCCCAGTATTAATTACAAATCAAAATAGTGGTTCAGCTATAATACAACCTTTCGTTCCAAGAACATTTGAATATAGTGATTGTAATGCTATTATTAATAATGCAGTAACAGAAAGAGATAGTACAGTATTCTATGATTTAGAATATAATGAACCTTCTCAAAGATCAAATATATTTCAAGGTCCTGCTGGAGTAATAACAACAGGTACAGCAAATTCATCTGTTGTATCTGGGGATTTAAAAGATACTACAACGAATTTTGCTACCGTAGGAGAAAATGGAGTACAAATAGGTAATATTGCAGTAAATAATAATAATAATCAAAGATCTGAAGTTACAGCTTTGGTTGGAACTACCCAACTTACTTTAGTTACTGGTATATTCCCTACTGGAAATGAACCTTACACAATTATTAGTTCTTCAAATGTAACAGAAACTATTGGTATTTTTCCAACAAACTATCAAAATGTAATAACAGCATCTCAACAATCAGGATCTGCAACATTTGCTAATGTGCAAGATTTTAACTGGAATGCTCGTAGAAGTACTTTACCAAGATATAGTGGATCTAAAAACTCAGCTCCTATATATAATGCTCCAGGTAATTTTGCTCCAACAGATAAATTTGATTCCGCTCTTATAGATTTTAATTTTGGTGGTGGTACTTATCCTGAAATAGATGGATTTGGTGCTTTATCATTAAATCAAATGTTATTAGTAGGTGATAATAGAGAAGCAGTTGGTACATTAGGAGCTTCAGAACCAGGATTTTCAGGTTCTTTATTTACTCTATTCCCTTCAGGTTCTACTCCTACAATAAGACAATACACAACAAGTGCTAATACAACTATAGGTGCTAGAGTATTAACTAATATTGCTCCCCCTACACTTGCTAGTTACATGGTTCCTGCAACCTCATCTACTGCAAACTTAGCAACATCAACCTCTGGAAGTGGTGCAGGTAAAAAAGCAATATTAAATTTTACTAAAAGTATTATTAATACTGTAACAACTAATACTACGGGATATTATACAACATCATCTGTTTCTCAAACATCAACCCAATTAATAAATAAAATTCAAGAAAGTATAAATCAAGGAAATAGATGGTTTATGACTGGGTATGAAGGAATGCCTAATCCTATAGAAGGTCCATTATCTCCCTGGACAGGTTCTATTCCAGGAAGCGGAGAAGCTGGATTAAACCAACTTGCAAATAATTTAGTAGCAAAGGGGGTAGCTGAAATTACATCAACTAAAATAGGTGGAGGAGGACCTCCTAGTCATTTAGTTTTAGGTAATTTAGATCCTGATAATTTTACAATTGGAGTTAATTTTGGAGGTACAAGTGGAGCTCCAAATTTTGGCATGATTATATGGCAGGCACAAACAGAAGGATTTTTACTTGTATCTAATGCAACTTTAAGTGGCGTTGGCGCAGGAGCTTTATTACCTTCCAATCCATCACCTACCATAGTTAGCAACTTTGACAGTATAACAACAGATTTTGGATCTAATCCAAAACCATCATAAAAAATTAACAAGATTATATATTTATAATAAAATACGTATTAAAAAATGGGATATTTAAATAACTCGGTAGTAACAGTTGATGCCATCCTTACAGACAAAGGTCGCCAATTACTTGCTCAAAATGATGGTTCATTTAGAATCACACAATTCGCTTTAGCTGATGATGAAATTGATTATACATTGTATAATCCTACTCACCCTTCAGGTTCAGCATTTTATGGTCAAGCAATTGAGAATCAACCCTTACTAGAAGCCTTTCCTCAACAGACTCAAATTATGAAGTATCTACTTACTACACTACCACGTGGTACAGCTAGAATGCCTATTTTAGATATAGGTCTTACTGCAATTGTAATTAAACAAGGTGCTTCATTAGCAATAACTCCACAAACATTAAATTATGCAGGTGGTGATACATTTGAATCAGCAGGTTATACTGCAACAATTTCAGATGTTAGAACTATGAGTATATTTGAAGGAGTAGGTATTAATACCCCAGATGCTCAAGCATTAAATTCAACATCTACTTTAGGTACAGACGTATCTAAAACAGTAGTAGGAACAACAATAAATTTAAGAGCAACAACAGTAAATACGTTGTTTGGAAATAATACATCTGTATATGCTACATTAACAATAGTAGGTAGAGATTCAGGAGCTCGTATTCAGGTTCCTATTACAGTAACTAGAGTATCAAGCACCTCATAAAAATTAACATATGTCATTCAATAGATTAGTAGCAGACGATTTTGTAGTATCCACAGACAGCATTACAGCTGGTTTATGGGGAGATAGCAGTACTCCAAACTTAAGTTCTTTCGTCACATCATCCGCTCAAGCAGCAGGATCATCAGGTGATTATTACCTAAATGTATTTTCAGCAGGTACTTCAACAGGACCTTCAGAATTAGAATTTGCAGTTACTTATGGTAACAGTGTTGGGGGAGGTTCATTATTATTTGATTCTGCAGTACCAGAAAGATCACCTTCATCTACAATTTACGGTTCATATCGTACATTAGTATTAGGTGATGAAAACGCATCATTTTCTTTTGGTGGAATTACTTCATCGGATTTTTGGGCTATATCAATAGATAGAAACCGCTATAAAGAATCCTTATTCCCAGGTTCTTTAACTCTTATTATTTCAGGGTCAGATGCAGCCGCAGGAGGTGGTATGTTAAGTTTAACTGATAATAGTCAAATAGTAACAACTACAACATTTAATGATGCAGGTAGAGTATTTCAAATAGTTTCTGGTTCAGCAGGTACTGTATTTACTGGAGTTAATAATAATGGATATTCATTAGCCTCAGGTTCGTATGGTTTTTTCCTACCAGATATTGCTACTCTTTTATTAAATCCAAGAGCAATTACAGCTGGTAATACAGGTGTTTCAAAATCTTTTGCTGATATAAAACCTGTAACTACAACAAATACTGATGGTAATAACCCAGGTATTTTAATTAGAGCAATTTCTGCTTCAGCAAATCCAGCTCCAAAACCAAATTTACCATTTACATTAAACTCTCAAGAAAATATTACTTCAGATTTTGTATTTGTAAGACCTAGAAGTTCAGAATACAATTATTCATCTAATCCATCATTTATATCAGGTTCAACTGGTGAGGTGCTTTTTAATTCATTTATAAATAATCCACAGACATATATGACGACTGTAGGTTTATATAATGATACTAACGAATTATTAGCGGTAGCTAAATTATCAAGACCTCTACCGAAAGACTTTACTAAAGAAGCTTTAGTAAGGGTAAAACTTGATTTTTAAAATGAATGGGAGCTTGGAAACAACTATTAACGGAGGACGTAATTGTTGCCCCATTTGAGGTAAACAAAGGTTTTTCGTTTCCACGTGCTGAATTTACTGATACTAATGTCCAAATTAATAGACTATTAGCAGTTAGTGCTTCCTGGACTGAGAACCAAAATACTACAGGTGAAGCTGGGGGTGGTTCTGGTACTGAATATCAAGTTTTAGTTTACAACTCAATAAAAACATTATACTATTCTAATTTTTTATCTTCTAGTAGAGGTGATATTCCAGCATCTCAATCTCTCCTTCCAGGAGAAGATGTTGAAGGTGATGTATTTTTTGGTCCCTCTACTTCAACAGGTAGATATGAAAATTATCTACAAACTACATTAACTCAATCTAGAAGTTTTCCTTCAACCTTAACTACAGCTTCAGTCATTTCAATTCCATCTCGTCTATATGGCGATTACATATTACCTACAAGTTTTAGATATCAAGCAACAGTTGGAACATCTTTTACAGCATATGATGATGGTAATGGAAATCTTTTAGCGTTAGCAGCCTCTGGTAGTATAATAAAAGATGAAAAAGTAGGTGATATTATATACCCCCAAGGAATGGCTATTTTTACTAATCCAGATTTAGCACTTAAAGGTATAGCGCAAACAGATGTTGCAAATGTAGCGTTTTCTTCATCTTATACTATGTACGAAAGTCAATGGAAAGCTACTATTGAAGAAAGTGAATTTAATTTTTCCCAAAACCCATCAATAATCTCAGGCTCAGCCGGAGGTGATGAACTTTATGGATTTACAACTGGAAGTTATTTTCAACCCTATGTTACTACAGTAGGATTATATGATAATAATCAAGAATTACTAGCCATAGGTAAATTATCTCAGCCTTATCCACTATCTAGAACAACGGATACAACTTTTTACATTAACATAGACCGTTAACTTATGAATTGGTATTATAAAGGTGAGGAAATGACCTCAGTAGAGGATTTCCCTCCTTTAACTTTTGGATTTGTATATAGAGTTATACATGAACCAACAGGTAAAATATATATTGGAAAAAAAGTTCTTCAATTTAATCGTAAAGCTAAATTAACAAAAAGAGATTTAGCATTATATGAAGGACAATCTGGACGTAAACCATCTTATAAAAGAGTAGTTAAAGAATCTGATTGGAAAACCTATTATGGTTCACATAAAGAAATTTTAGCATTAATTAAAGATGGTAAAGAAGATGATTTCAAACGTGAAATTCTAACTTGTGTTACTACAAAAAAATTATTAACTTACGAGGAAACAAAAGCATTATTTCTTTATGAAGTATTAATTAAACCAGATGAATATTTTAATGATAATATTCTTGGTAAATTTTTTAGAAAAGATTTT